TTACGCCCAGCTTACCGCTTGCCTGTGCCATTGCTTTGGCAAGGGGGCAATAATCATCTGTAGATTTTTAAGACTACGCTCAGATAAAACAAAACCGCTTTTATTGGCAATCAGCTTATCTGCGGTGGCTGGTGCATTGTTTTCAGGGTGGGATTTAAATTGCTCACCTGCTGCCCTAATTTCGTCAGGTGTAATTGCTTTAACCACAAAGGCAGAGAATTTATGCACTATCCTGTAACTACAACCCCTGCCACGACCAAGACCGTTCCGATGACAGTTTCTAAAACACCTTCTTTTTTTGAGCCTTCCACGACTGGCACAACACGGATAATCTTGGCGGTGTGGTTCATGTCAAGCTCATTTTCGCCCACATTGTGCTTATCGTGAAACACAGCAAAACGCAGCCCCTGCTTATGAGCGTTCATCATAAACGCTTCAAAGCCAGTAAGTTGCACGCATAACGCACGCATGGCTTCTTTAGTGGAATTGACAGATAACTTAAAAGTTTTACCGAATTTTTTGGCTAAAATGCCGTGTAAAATGACGGTTTTCATGATTTTCCTATTTTTTTATAAAATAACCCTAATAACTCTTGATTTAACTTGTAATTAGGGTTATAATAACCCCATCTTAAATCAATAAGGAACTTTAAGATGAATAGCCGTCAAATGATTAAGCTAATCACTGATGACGGTTGGTATGAAGTTGCGGTGCGTGGCAGTCATCATCACTACAAACACCCAACCAAACAGGGCAAGGTAACCATACCTCACCCCAAGTCAGACTTACCAATCGGCACAGTTAAGCAAATCTTAAAACAAGCTGGGTTAAAATAACCCAGTATTGGCTATCATCTAAGGAGATAAATATGTTATATCCTATCGCTATTGAAAAGCCCGTCAGCACCAATGAGTGTTATGGCGTGATTGTACCTGATATTGTAGGCTGTTTTAGTGCAGGCGATACAGTAGATGAGGCGGTTAAAAATGCCTATGAAGCCATTGTTTTACATTTGGATATGTTGGCTGATGATGGTGAGGATATCCCTCAAGCGACCGATATTGCTCATCATCAAGAAAATCCTGATTATCAAGGTATGATTTGGGCGGTGGTTGATATTGATTTATCCGCCTATATGGGCAAATCTGAAAAGATTAATGTTACCTTGCCAAGTCGCTTGATTGTCAAAATTGACGAAAAGGTTAAAGCACACAAATCGCTATATAAGAGTCGTAGTAATTACCTAGCACAGCTTGCCAGTCGTGATTTAGCCTAGTGACTGATGACGCACCACCATCGCCGTGCGTCTTTGCCAATTGTCCCCATAAATCTCACGCACGCTAAGACCGCCATGGGGGTGGTGCAAAATTAGGGCATTACCCACACAATCAGGGGTTTTCTCGCTTGTCAATGCTCCATCATCGCCAAGCCAAATTAAGGCATGATTGACATGATGGGTACGCCCAACACGGCATAAAATCACATCGTGCTTTTGTAAGTCGTTTTTGTCTTGCACCTTAATAAAACCTGCTTTGGTGAAGTTATTTTCATAAAGTGGTTCATGGTTTGGGTTTTCCCACCAGTCATCAGATCGTGCAAAGCTTGGCAGTGTGATGTCAAGCTCACGGCTGTAATAGTCTTGTACTAGACTATAGCAATCTTGTACGCCATGATAATACTCACGCCCTAAAAGTGGGCTTTGATAAGTGGTAGGCTTATGGCGTTTGATGTCGCAGTATGTTGCCCCTGTCGGTGTATGACCTAAGCCCACAATCACCCAATCTATGTCATGTAAGCCCATTTGCACCTTATCCACTTCAGATGGTAAGGGTTCACCGTTTGGGTGGCTATGGACAATCGCTTCAATGTCGCCACGGTTAGACAATACCACCCATTCGGCAGTATCAATCTCAAACGCATTGGCAGGATTGGGGGCGATGTTGGTACAAGGGTGGTATTGACCATCAATAATCACACCACAGCACTCGTTAGGATATACATCCTGAGCATGGGTTATGATTTGTTGTTGTAGGTTTTTAGTTAGTCGCATGGTTTATCCAATAAAAAACCGCCCAAGTTATACTTGGACGGCTGAATATTTGTTTATAATTCAAAGGCTTATAAAATAAAAAAGCCAAATAATTTTGCGAAAAAACGCAGAAATTAATTGACTTTATTTGTATAGTGTAATACAATACATTTCATCAACACAAGGGGTGTTGATTGGGCTAGGACAAGCCTAGCGGTAACATAAGGAGGAAAGGCAATGCTAAGACTCACAATCATCATTGCCCTGCTGTTGCTAAGCTATCCAGCTTACTAACAGTAAAAGCCTAAGGTAGTTGCAGCTACTAAGGCAGGTTAGGTGGAAACGCCTAGCCACTCCTTACCCATTATCATAGCACCATTTTTATAAAAATCAAGGATTTTTTATGGCAGATAAAGCAAGCCCGCAAGCACGCAAAAAAGCAACCGCTAACTATTTTGATAAGTCACTGGCACGCATCGGACTTGTCATTAGCCATACTGAGCCTCATGTTTTAGATGCCTTAAATCAGATTATGGCTCATAAGGATTGCTCAAAGGCAATGGCAATCAAAATCGCTTTGGTTGAGTATGCCAAAACGCTTGACTAACCCACCAACCCAGCGGCAGCAAACCCACAAAAACTGCCTTCATTATCCCTTAATTTGCAATGGGCTAATAAACCGCTACATCTGTCCAAAGTAGGGTCATCGGTTGGCTTGCCATCATGGGTAAATCGTGCTGTACCTGTATAACCACACACTTCGCCACGATAACGACCACAGACTGCTTCATTACAGTAAGTGGTGATTTGACGCACAGGGATTTTTTGCCCTTCAAAGTCCACAGGGTTTGATAGCTCAAATTCTACAATGCCAAGGCTTGGGTTTTCGCTCACCTTTTGTTCTATGTACCATTCTTGCTGGCGGTAATTTTGGGCATCATGGCTGTCAAGATACGCCTGCAGGGTATGCGTTACAGTAAGCTTAGCCCTTGCAAAATCATCATACAATCGGCAAAGGGCTGATACCGCCCCTTGTATGCCATTAATCTTATCGCCAATGCTAAGCTTAGGCGTGCTTGCCCTGCCATCTGAACGCATTTCAAGGCCGTCTGCCTTGATGGCGATGGGATGAAAATCCTGCCCCTGCCATCTAATCACCCCATCGTTATGCCCATGAAAGCGGTAAATCTCACCGCCCAATTTTCGTGCGTCTAATTCGTACAAGGTAATAAAGCCTTGTACAGTGGTTTGTTGTATGTCTGTGTTAAAACTCATGTGATTTACTCCTAAACCTGCCAAAGAGGCGGTATTGCCCCCTTGACAGACAGTCAATGAACAGATGATAAAGCCATCAGCTGTTAATCTGTGTTCTTAGCATCATCCCCATCATCTGCCTTGTCGGTGGTTTCACTAGCAAGGGCAGCACGCACCCCATAGCGATTGTCCTTAAAAGACAGAATAAAGGCGGTGACCGTTTGGCTGTTGTCCCAGCCTTGTAGTTGACGCAGTTGATTGGACGCCCACGCTAAAAGGTCAGCACGAAACGCCGTGGTGCGATTGCGTTTTAGCACGCCGTTATTCGGCTCATTGTTACTCACTTCAAAGCCGTCATCCTCAGGGTAGTAGATGACTTCAATGGTGGCAGCTTTATCGCCGTGTTGGTTTTTCCAAAAGTCCACCTGTGCGATAAAGCTCTGTAATACCGTCGCTTCGGTGCGTGATAGTTCGGTTAGAGTTATTTCACTCATTGTTTTGCTCCTAAAAAAGCCCTTGATTTACAAGGGCTGTGGGTATGTCGCCGACATTAATGTCGGCGAGTTAAAAAACCGCTCATCAGATGATGGGCGGTTTGGTTGTTAAAAAGTTTGCTCAAATTTTAGACTAATCTGCCAAAAGTTACCTTTTTTCTGACTGATTTCATAATTTTCACAGACATATTTTTTGGTTTGCCCGTGCGGATTTGTCCACAAAAACGGTATCACACCTTTGTGTTCATCAAGAAAGGTTTTGATGGGCAAGATGACCGTTTGCCAGTCGCCTGTTTTTGACCCTGACCAATCGGTACGCTGATTGTTAATGCCATGACTGACACGCTGGGCATAGCCATCACCAAATTGGGTTTTGGTGATGGCGTGATGAACCTCAGCAGACACGCCCATGTTCATTTTCCAGTTAAAGGTTTTCATTTTTTACCCCCTATCGTCCGTTTTTAACGAAGTTATAAATGGAGCCACCTTGTCGCATTTCGCCATGAACGATGGCAAGAACGCCCGTTTTTAGGGCTTGCCCCATTTGGTTTTGGCTATCGTCTTTAACATCGTGCGAGCCGTCTGTGTTGATTGTGATGTGCTGGTTAATGACAACTTGTCCACCGCCATTGCTCATACTTGCTAACTTGTCATCCAAGGCTTTGGCGGTATGCCGTGGCAGTACACGCTCGCCTTTTTCTAGATTCCAAGTGCCTGATTTTGGCACGCTCATAATGCCGTCGTGAGCTTGACCCACTGGCATGACCACCGATTTAATGGCGCTGACAATCTTCGCCCCATGAGATACGGCTGTCGCCATATCTGCCAGCCCCTCAGGGAAACCCTTGGCAAGACCTTTACTGATGGCCTGCTGCATGGCAAGACCAGCTTGGGCGATGGCAAAGCCTTGTTGCATGGCAAACATGGCACGATATAGCCGAGACTGCTCGCCTAGGCTGTCTTTGGTGATGGATGCCAGCGATTCAAAGATATTTTCACTTTGGCTGAGTATCAGCGTGCGTTTGGCTTCTTGGTACGCTTCATCAATGGCAATCCTTGCCACCACCCCTTCTTGTGCTATCTGTGTGAGTGCGTCTTCGTTGTCTTTATAAAGCTGTTTTTGTTTATCCATAAACCGCCCTAAGCGATTTAGGCGGGTTTCATGTTCAAAGTTAAGCTCATCAAAAGCAGAGCTGTCAGGCTTGGGCAAATCAAGCAGCTCACTCATCAGCTGTCTGCTTTGGGCAGACACATCGGTGCCGTGCAGGCGGTGCTGTTCGGCTAAGATGGTTAATTGTTCATCCAGAATGTCAAGGCGTTTTTCTTCTTCACTGCGACTGTCAAACACCAGCTGCATATACGCCTTGTGTGTTGCCAATTTTTTTTGTTCGGTGGCGTGTAGTTGTAGATTTGCCTTAATCTGCTCATAAATATGCTCTGTGCCATCTTGCTTTAATCCTGCGTATTTTTGTAGCTCTTCATTGATTTGCCGCTCAATGTTAAGCAGTTCACGCTGATATGATGATGCGTGATTTGATAGCATGGCATCATGTTTGATTTGGCTGCTTCTTTGATTAAGCTCAAACGCCAATTTGGCATTTTCGGCATTTGCCGCCCAAAGCAATAAGTTGTTTTTGGTTTCACCATTTAACACACTCATCTCATGGCGAACATCAAACAAATCATGTGCCAGCTCATCAAAAGGCGTCTGCTTGCCCACAAGTTTGATGGTGCGTGCCAATGATTTTAATTCATCATTAGCTTTTTTGGTGGCGGTGTATAAATCTTTTTGCCCTGCCAAATCTTTAAGCTTTTGTTTTTGTGCTTCGGTTGCCTCATAGAACTTGCCCAGTTTGTTATCCGTCTCAAATATCATCTCTGATAGACTGTTATTTAACAGCTGATGGGATTCATGATGCAGTTTTGCTACCAAAGCATCAAGCTCATTGATGGCATCCGTGATGTCATCGGCAGTTTTTTTGGTTTTATCGGACGCATTTGTCGCAGCACTGCCTACGCTGTTATAACTGTCTGCCAGTGACGCATTGGCTTTTGTGGCTTGGGTTGCTTTATCCGCCAGCTGTGTGACATAGTTGTATGCTGAATTGGTATTATTGTCTTTGATGGTGTGGGCAACCCCAAAATCAACATTGTCATATTGCAATCGTCCAAGGCTGACCGTACCAATCAGCGGAATGCTGGCTTCTATACCCAAAACCTTTGCCATACTGCTCGCTTTGGTGCTAAGAAAATCAATCTTTCTTGCGGCATTGTTAATCATCATCTCAATGATTGAGACAAACGCATTGCCGATACCCAAAAAGATATTTTTGGTCGTCTTGCCAAGCTGTACAAAATTATGCAGGGCGTTTTTTGCTCCAGCTTTGGCGGCGGCGTTAATCAAATCAAAGGTTTTGGCGGCAACTTGTAGCATACCCACAAAGCCGCCATGGCTGGTCGCAAAGAAATTAGAAAATGCCCCCGTGCTGCCCTTTGTGGTATCACCCACTTTGGCAAGCATATTATCAGCAAAGGTAGAGACAGTATCCCACGCCATTGAAAACCCATCACCGACAAACACGATGAAATCTTTTGCCATGAGTGTGACTACCCCAAAGGCATCAGATAAGCTTTCAAGTGCACCTGTCACCCCATGCGTACTGACCACCACAGACGCCAGCACCGCCCCTATGGCGATGATGGGGTGAGCGGTGATGATCCGCCCAAGCGACATAAACGCACCGCCCAAGCCTGTGATGGTACGAGTGGCAAGAATGCCCACGCCCATCGCCCTTCGTTTAGCGGTGGTAACCCCTGCTAGGGCGAGCGTGTGTAGTCGTGCGGCCGCTGTGGCGGTATTAAAACTTGTTGCCAAACCAACCAATGAACGAGCATAGGCAACCGCATTTGTTGTGGCCTGTATGGTCTTCACAATCTTAAAGCCTAAGCCAGTGCTAAGCGACAGTATTTTAAGTTCTAGGACTTGATAAGCCGTGATTTGCCCTTGTACGCTAAATGCGTTGGCAACGCTGGCTTTGGTGCTTGCCACAGTTGCCCCTGTCAGTGTAACAAATGATGTTACTAAGGCAGAGTTTTTAGCGATGATGCCAAGCCATACCGCCCCGACCATTGCTGCCGCACTGACCAGCGTGCGAAAATGCTCAGCCACCCATAAGAGGGCATTGGCAATGTTTTGGCTCATCATGCTGTTTTGGTTCATGATGTCATCAATGAGATAATTATACTCGTTTTTAATGACTTGTAGGGCTTGTGATACCGTGGTTGGCATCTTAGCGGACATGGCGGACAGACTGTCCGTGGCTTTTGCCACAGCGTTATAAACCACATCGGCAGTGATTTTACCGTCTTTGGCAAGGTCTCTGATGGCATTTGATGTTACGCCCATCTCTTTGGCGATTAAATCCATCAAAATGGGGGCTTGTTCGGCGACCGAGTTAAACTCATCACCACGCAACACCCCTGACGCCAACGCTTGCCCAAGCTGGGTTAATGCGGCCGCTTGGCTTTCTGCACTACCACCACTGACACGCATTGCTGTTGTGATATTTTCGGTAAACTTAATCACTTCATCTTGGCTTTTGCCAAGTTGTTTTAATGACCGCTCGTTTGATGCGTACAATTGCCCAACAGAGTCAAGGCTGACCATATTACCCATCGCAATGCGTTCTATCTCACTCATTGCATGGGCATAATCTTTGGTGCTTGTGGTGGCAATTTTGATTTGACTTGTAAGGGTTTGCATGTCATCGGCGGTGGCAATGATACCACCAACGCCAGCAACGGCAAGGGTGGTAAACATCACGCCTTTTAATGTGCCAAACGCTGTTTTTAAGCCATCTGCTTTATGCTTTAAGCCATCAATATCATTACCAGCTTTTTTAGCTTCATCACCAGCTTTTTTACTGGATTTTGACGCCTTATCCGCTTTGTCTGAAAAGCCATCAATACCAACGCTTGCCTTACCGCTTGATTGTTCAATCTTATCAAAATGCTCTTTTAGATTTCCCAAGGCGGTATTAGCACTATCGGCATTTACCTGTATGTCTAAGCGGTATGTATTTAACATAAATTCACCCAATAAAAAAGCCCAATCTGAACGATTGAGCAAACACCAATACCCCACTCACCATCTGATGAGCAGGGTTTTAAAACTTGTTTAATTCTTAACGATAAATCAAGGTAGCGCCACCATAATAATTAATGCGATTTTTCTCAAACATTGGTCTGCCGTTTTTATTGGTCAGTTTCATGTCATGGGTAAGCCTTACAATGTCATTAATGTTATCTGCGACGAAGTTATACATATTTTTACCCATATTCTCATCAAAGAATCTGATATCACGCATCTGCTTAATGAGTTGTGCATAATCTCTTAGGTAAACAGCACTGTCTACAAGCACTTTATAAAGCAGGACATCATCCACAGGCTTTTTACCGTGTTGTAATATCAAGCCATGCACATACTCAACCGCTTGATATACCTGCTCACCTGTCAGCTCATCAACACAGCCCACATCAAAGCGTTGGTGTATCATTTTCCACACATTGCTATAAATCGCCCCTGTCTCGGTAACGAGCATATTTACCGCTTGTACCAGTGGTTTGCGTTCATCTTTGGTTGCTCGTGGATTGATCGCCACGCCATCATGCCAATAGTCAAATAACGCTTGATAGCACTCTTTTTTGTAAGTGATGAGCGTTTCTTTGATTTCAGCTTTGACACGGTTTGTATCTACACCAAATAACCAACCATTTAAATATTGGATTGGTAGGCATAGCATTTTGTAGATTTTACGGTCTGCACCAGTTGTTGTTATCATAACAATAACTGAATTTAACACTTCATCACGCTTTATTCTTGTAAGTTGGCTAGCCCAATCAAGACCAATATTTTCGCAAATTGGTTTCATGGCAACATAATGGTTACCGTCTTTTTCAAGAGTGATTAAGGTTTGATTGTGAAAATTCACGGTTTGGATTTGATTTGTCATGATGACACCTTTGAGATTTAGTTAGTAAAAATCGCATAGAGCGACAGGTTTCAACTACTGCTCAAAGACAGCGGAGCTTATTCCCCATTGCTGGGTATTATATTAGGCTCTCTCAACCCGTCATAAGACGATTTGAAATGGTTTTTATCACAAAAAGAATTCGGATTAACTTTAGGATAAAATAGGCATAAAAAACACGCACTTTCGGGGCGAGATTTGATACCGCTTTGAGTTTAGTAGTAAGTATATAATACAACAAAAGCCCCACCATGTAAAGTGGATTTTACTGCCAATTCATAATTAAGTCTTTTGCCTTGTTAATATTAATCTTATCATCTATTGCCGTTGATGCTTTAAGTAAATTCTTAATGTCAGAAATTAGGACATTACTATCACTAGCAAAATAAGATTTATCATAGACTTTTCCATGAACACTACCCCAATGACGGCATAGCTCGGCTATCATTTCATCATCATACCTTAGTGCCAAATTTACACGGTCAATGACTTGTTGATAACAACCATTTTTTAAATCCTGCTTGTTCAAAATCCGAAAGATTTTAAACAGCTCTTTATAATGAGCCTTGTAAATTGTTGGCGGTTCGCATGAGATTTTTAACATCTCAACTGCTTTACTTAAATCGCCCGACTTCTTAACTTCCAGGGCTTCCAAGTAGTTATCAAGGTAATCATCTTCGCTATGTATGGTCCAAGAACCATCGGGGTGTTCTGTGATGATAGTCCTGAACCCAAAATCCTTATTTTTCATGCTAATTGCTAGGGAATTTGTGTTTATTAAGGATTTTGATTGAACCGTTGGATTTGTCTATAATCAAGGCTTCCACAGGTGTTTTGGCTTCACCAACTTTGCTTTCCGCCTTGACATAAATCTCAATTTTTTTCGCCTGCTCAAAATCACTCTTATAACTATGAACTTTTAAGTTGTGAATAAGCGGTTTTAACTCACCGCCGTCCACTCTATACCCAACAACTCCTGATGTTGGCATATCCAAAACAGATAGCTCATCCCCTTCTTTAACAGGAAGAAACGCACCCTTCATTTCCCAATTTTCTAGATTGATACTAACCGAGAAAGAATATGGGTCTTCTTGGATGTTTGGGTATCTATATCCCGACAGGTCAAACAGGGAAATTTTTCTGCGATAATCTGGAAAATGGCTTAACAGTGTTTCATAATCCTTTGATTTCATCTCAATAACGCCTTTATTCTGAGTGATTGAGATGTTAGGGCAGGTGAGTTTATAATCGGTATATCCCGCCCTGTCTGATTTAACAGGGTTGGGGAAAGAGGCTTCCTTCTTCCAATCCGCATACAGCTTGATACTGTCATTATTGGCATTTAGAATTAAAGATACAGTATCACAAACGATATCCTTCTTTGGTTGTGCGTGTGCAAAACCTGTAAATGAAAGCCCAATCAAAATAAATTTAAAAAGCTTTTTCATTCAATAACTCCCTAGTTAATCGGAGTTATAACTTTACAACATTTTTTCTTGTTTGTTAAGATATTTTTTTGAAATAAAGCCCTAAGTTTTCTTAGAGCTTTTGTTATACTCATCAAGCCATAAATCATCAAGCATAAAAATAAGCTCAAACAGCCACGCCCTTGGCAATAAGCTTTGATAATGCTCACAAACATCACAAACATCACGCACAGACAACGGTAGGGCTATGCCTTGGGTGTATCGCCTTGCTCGGTTTGCCAGAGCAAAAACCATAAAGACATTGTCAACATACACATCACTGACAGCAGGCGTGGGTAAATCAATCCCCAACCGCTGATAGCTTTCAATACGGTTTGGGGTAAGTGTTACCCTGATTTTTTCCCATTGGTAGCAGTCGTGGACTTTTTTACCAATTTTGCCTTGTTGTCTTCAAATTCTTGGCTAAGGCTGGCATAAGTTTCAAATAGCAAGGTAATAAACTGCGTTAATTTGTCTTTTTCAAAACCTTGGTCAAGCAAAATTAAAAAGTTATCGCCATTGATGGCTAACGGCTCACCATCAGCGGTAACATTCCATTGACTGATACAGTACTCACCCAAGACAAATAACATGGCTTCATACTCGCCAATTTCATCTTGGTTACCACGCTTTAAGCTGTCTTTGGTTACCTTTTTGGGCGTGTTTGCTATCTTTTGTACTTCAGTGGCTGCTCGTTTAAACGCTTCGCTTGCTTGAATTTCAAGCGTCAATTCAAGCCCATCAAATTCAATATCACGCTTAGCATTAATCTTAGCGTCTTTTTTTAATAGTGTTAAATCAAATGCCATGTTATTTTCTCCTTATCTAATCGTATGGATAATGGGGCATTACCCATCTTAATTAAAAAACAAATGAACGGCGGTTAAAATCATATCCAGCTTATAAAGCGTAATCAGACTTGCCACCATCAGCCAAATGACAAATAAGCCGTGTTTTTCAATTAAATATTTCATAAAATCCACAATTATGGTAATATATTCCACAAGTTAATTCCTTTTGTGCGTTAAAAGGGGTTAATAAAAAAGCCTAGCTATTTGCAGTAGCTAGGCTTTTGTTTTATCATCAGTTAAGCGGTATGCTTTTCAATCACTGGACTTTCATCAACCACCGTATAAGACAAATCCACGGTAACTAAATCTGTTCCTGATGGGCTTGGGATTTCACCTGATACCTGAAATTTGGGTATTTTAATCACATACTTACTATTACCAAACTTAATCGGTAACTCAAGGCTTAGCGTTGCTCCTGTCATTTGGTTACTAATCATCTCATGGGCTTTTTGGCTATAAGCAATCGTCATAGAGCCTGTAATGTTGGTAAGCATGGCTAAGATATTACCGCCATAGATATTATCGCCCAAGCACTTTTGTACTTCTGTTTGGTTATCAAGCTCAAAACTAAAGCTTTCAACACACACATCAAGTTTTGTGCCATTAACTTTAATCTCGCCAATAGACAAACCGCTTGCCTTAGCGGTATCTGCTTGGGCGGTCGGATTTTTGGCAAATGAAGTTGTTTTACTTTCTTGATAGCCTAGACCTGTCATGCCAAATTTTAGTTTAATTAGGCTTGATGTATCCACACTCAGCCCAAAGCTTGATACAACGCATCCTGTAAAGACATGGTTAACATTAATATCGCTAAAATCCTTGGCTATGGCAAACTGATGTTTTGTTGCACCAACACTTAGCGTATTAGGGCTAGCACCTGCTGACCATTCACTCCAAAAAGCAGCAGCAAGTAATTCATCATACGCCCCAAACATAAGCTCGGTCTCAATATCGCCCTGCACACTTGCTGATGTTACCATACCTGCTTTTGCCATGCGTGAACCTGACAGCATTTCACTGTTTGTAAGCTCTGTGGCAACGGTTAGCCCATTACTGATATTTGGTAAGGTTTTCCAGCCAGTTTTAGGCAGGGTTTCGCCTGTTTGTTTGGCATACGCCGTTTTAACAAATGCTCCACTAGACATAAATCAATTCTCCGTATCATCAGTTCGTTGTTTTAACACTCGGTAATACTGACGCATGTAATAAATTTGGTCTTTCATTAATACCCACTCGTGTGGGTGAATATCTTTGGGTTTTGGGGCGTCTAATATTGCCCCAAGTTCATTAATTTCACCATACAGCTGTAATAGCCGTCGGTGTCGGTTTTTTGGCATTAGTAGTATCTCCATGCTACGCTTACATTGATTTGATAGCAATCATGAAACCCTGCATTGATGATACTTGCCGTCAGTGTCTCAAGCCTACCAAACCGCCTTGTTTGTAAATGATTAGCTAGGCTATCCGCCTTTTGCTTAATCGCCACTGTGCCTAAATCCTGTGGGCAAAACAGCTGTATCACCAGCGTGCCTTGTTGCAGAATATCAGGCTTATCGCTGATACTGCGTACTTGATTGATACCGCCCAAAATCGTAACCCTGCCCCAAATGCCATCAGGGGGTTTAAAGTTTCGGTTTTCTTTGGCTAAGGGGACATCATCAAAATGCTCCCAGGCTTTGATATGACCAAGGATTGTTTGTTCAATGTGAAAACTGTTCATTGTTTTATCCAATAAAAAACCGCCTATCAGATGATAAGCGGTTCATTTTAAATATAAAAAAAGCCAAATAATCATAACAATTTCATACAAAACCGTAATAATTACTTGAATTTTTAAATAAGCTAGGCTATAATACAACACATCAAGCAAGGTCTGCTTGATTGGTAAGATGGTAGCCATCGTTACCATCAAAACAAGGAGTAAGACGATGAAAACCATTTTCAAAGTGTTTGCAATCATCGCCATACTGTTGCTAAGCTATCCAGCTTACTAACGGTATAAAGCCTAAAGCGATGGCAGTCGCCAAGGCAGGTTAGGTGGAAACGCCTAGCCACTCCTTACCCATTATCATAAGACATTTTTTAAAAAAGGTCAAGTACCATGCCAAAAATCACAAGCACCCCTAAAACCCAAACCCAAATTCAAAAAGAGAGCAACGCACGCCGTGGGGTAAAAAACAAAGCATTCACCCTAAAACTTGATGACATAGAACTCATCAAATCCTTATCCAAACGCTTAAACATTCCCCAAAATCAGCTCATCATGGATGCTGTGCGTGCATATCAAAGACAGCTTGATTAACCCAAATTGGCGATGGCACTGTTAAAGGCATTACCGTACACCCCTGTTGGGGCTTGTTGTGACCAGCCGTGTTCAAGTCGCAACGCATAGGGCAAGTTGTTTTGAATGTAGATGAGTGGGTAGGTGTGCTTTGGAATGCCTAAGACAAGTTCAATGCCACCGCCTGTCTCGGCATAGCTAGGACTGCCAATGCTGATATGATGGGCATTGCGATAGCGACCAGTATCAACAGGGCTTAGCGTCTTCACATTGTTGTAGCAGTTAATCGCAAACTTACGATACGTTTTATCAATCTCATCAGCAATCGGATCAATGCTAAGCTTTTTATTCCATTTAATGCCCATTAAAAGCCCCTTAGCTGAATTGTAAAGCTCACCTCAGCAGGATCATGACTGATACTGATGATTTTCATCTCGTTAATCTCATCATCAATCTGTGGTATCTCTGTCAGCTCATCTTGTAAGCAAATCAGCTTAACATCGCTTTGCATGATGGTCTTGTTATCAATCTCATGGGCGTAAAAGCCTGTAAAAACGCCCCTACCGCTGTAATTGATGGTAGATAGTACTTGGGTATCATTAACCGCCCAATCGTCATCAGATAAGATGACACGCTTAGCTGTGAAGTCTTTGACAGCATCCGCCAAATCGGTGTTAAAGGCATTGGCGATGTCGGCTGTGATTTCTTGTCTCATAGCCTACCCACCAACGCATTTACGCCATAGCTCTTTTTGATGTACGGCTGCATCAAGGCAAGGGCAATCATCTCATGCTGACCCATTGCCTGACCGTCCGCCCCATCGGCATAGGTTTTTGAAACAGACACATCCCCTGCTTTTGACGATTTGCTCGTCACTACGCCTTCGGTGCGTCCTGCCAACAGTTCGCCATTCATAAAAGCATGGGCAAGCTCAAGCCCTGCCTGCTTGATAGGCTCTGGCACATCGCCCACAAACTTCACACCTTTATTGATGAGATAGGCATTAACCACCATCAGCACACGCTCTTTATCAGGCGTATCAATGGGTAAATCATCTAACATAAAAACCCCCTAAAATACCCTTATAAGGATTTGGGTAAACCCCTATAAGGGTCAGATTATTCCTCTTTTGGCTTTCGGGTGCGTTTTGGCTTGGTATCGTCATCGGACACATTATCATCAAGCTCAAATCTTGGCAAATGCTCATAAGCTATTGGCACTTGCCCACAAACTTTATCACATTGTTCAAGATAATCTACCGCACCATAGGCTTTGGCGTTGCGAATAATAAGCCCATGCTGTTTAGCATAGGCTTGATTTTCTTGGCTAAAGTCATCGGTAAAATACAAAATACGCTCCATACCTTACCCCTAGGCTTTTGCGACAACCAACACGCCTGCGGTATCTTTGTCGCTTGATGCTGTCTTTTTCCAGTTGGTAGGCGTTGCCAATGCACCAGCGTTAGGATTTGCACCGCCTGCGGTCATATCCCACGTATACCCTTTAACGGATGCACCATAAGACCATTCAGCTTGATAAGCATTAGTGATGTTCTCTGTGCCTGTTTTTGGCACAATCACGCTGTTAAAATCGTTTTGGTTGTGGACAATCAAACCGCCTTCGGTTAAGCCCAAAATGTTATGCTTAGTACTTTCATCGACCAAATCAGGGCAATCGGTTACGATAAACAAGCGTCCTTGTGGGTCTCGCAGTACACTGACATTTTCATAAGTGAATAGTCGCTCGTTGTTGCCAAGTGCTTTTAGTTGTAGGTTTGTCAAAGCACCAGAGTGCATTACCCACGCTCCAATCGCTTGTGAACGGTCGCCAAAACGGCTAGCCCCTTTGGTTAGGCTTGCAAAATCAAGGGCGGTTGTACCATCGCCTTCCACAAGAGCGGTATTGCCTTTAATGGCTGATACACCGCACTTAATGGCGGTATTTAGCATATCGGCAATGGTTGCACGTCCAAGCTGTTCACCAATCTTGATAGCGGCAAGCTGTGGGTTTTGCATTGTCCAGTTGTACTGTGCCGCCTCCCATAGGATTTCAGGCGTACCTGCTGCGATTTTTACCGCCACGTTTTTATGTTGGGTCAATCGTGCAGATGAAATGTTGTTTTGCCCATTTTCCACATCACGATGACGTACAAGGTTGGCAATCGCCTTAAAAGATGACGCTACATCAAAATCGCCCTTAAACGGCTTGGCAATCAGTTGAATTGTGCTGTTAGATTGTGCGTTAAATTTATCCACTTGTTGAGCGATAGTCTCGGTCATTACAAGGTGGGTTTCTTGGTTAAATTTGACTAAATCAAAAGCCATATTTATTCTCCGTTGTTTTGTTCATTTAGCCATGCAACACGCTCCTCATCGGTTTTGCAATCGGCTAAGGATTTGGGTGTATTTTTGCCCACGCCTGCTTGTGTCGCACCTGCACCACTTGCACCACTACCACGCAAAATGCTGTCTTTGTGTGGGTATTGGCTGATGATGGTTTCTAGTGCTTCGTCAAAATCTGCAAGCTCGCCTGGGTTCTTGCGTGAGTAAATCGGGTTTCCCCCCAAATTAGCCACAATCTTGCCGTTTTCCATCGTGAAATGACTGCCAAATGAACTTTGGACAATGTCAGACGGCAACAGCGTTTTGTCTTTGATAAAACTTGAGCGGGCAAATGCACCACCAATCACGGCATTGTTATATTCTTGTTTAATCTTATTGATTTGTGCGTCTTTCTCGGCAAGCTGTTCATCAAAAGCCTTTTTCGCTTCCGCTTTGACTTTCTCAACTTCGCCTGCGTCAATCAATCGCTTATCATCAAGGTTTTTAACCGTTTCAAGGGCTTTTTTAGCATCGTCAGCATTTAGACCATCAAAAGCCTTAAGCAAGGTTTCCGCTTTTTCTTTGGCTTCTCGGTGCTGTTTGGCTTCTGCATTGAGTTGTGAGATTTTCGCCATGTTTTGCATGGCGTCAAAAGCAATCCCTTGCCCATCGTCATACATATAAACAGGCTTACCATCTTGCACAACCACATTACCGTTTTCATCAAGTTTTAATTTCATAACAAACTCCAAAAATCGTCTTTCCAGACGTTACACCCTAGTTTTCCAACATCGGGCAACAAACCCACAAGGGGGCTAAAAAACTTTTTCAAATATCTTAGGTTCAAGCTGTCTCATTTCATCAAGTGTCAACGGCTCAAAGTTTTTATCAAGCTGTAATGCCTTAAACCGCTCAATTCCTATCTCGCCAAACAGTTTCGCTCTCGCTTTACCAAGCGCCATCTCTTGCGTTTCCAAAGCTTGCTTTTTTAGCCATTCATAATAATAGCTAACATTATCTGTTACACCGTTTTCACTGGCACGCTTAGTAGGTGCTGTCATTCCCTTATACACAAGGATGGTTGTACTACGGCAATTATGATGATAAGGGGGATATTTAGCCTTATCAATCGGCATTATCGTATGGTCTAAATACCTACAAATGGGGCTTGTGCGTGTATCAAGCGTGGCTAGTACCTGCACCCCTTGGATAATATCACTATACTGCGCCACAAACTCTTTTTGGGCTTCGCTTGAGATAATCGCCGTTCCTGTGCGTGCAATGGTCTTGGCGTGGCGTGTTGTGATTTGTAAAATCCCATCTTGGTAACGGTTTTTGCGTGTACCTCGGATAATCCTAACAAGCTCTTGGTTTGGTAAGCCATTGGCATAAGCATAGCTGATGGCATTACTTATCTTTGTGCTTTGTTCATCACCAAACTTAGCCAAAATCTGATTAAGCGTTACACCAACCTGAGCAGATAGCTTGATGGGGCTGTCTGCGTCAAATTGTGGCTCATTCATGTTTAGCGTATCTGGCTTATCATCATCAATCATTTTGGTTTCAAGCGTATAGCTGTAATCGTATAGCTCTTGCCAATCTTGGGTTAACTCCAAGGCGTAACCTGCCAAAAAGCCCAAGAGCTTCTGCTTACTCTCGCCAATTAATAACTCAAATTCTTTATAGTTAAGCTCACTAATTTCATGACGAAATACCACCAATTGTAAAAACTCATCAATTTCATTAAGTGTGGTTTTAAACTTATTTGCCAGATGAACCTTGAACCTTTCTAAATTGATTAAATGCTTCATAAGTCATGCTCGGTTGTTCAATTAAGCCATCTATTTCATCATTGCTAAGCTCGCCACTGATTAAATTAAACTCACGGGCTTTATCATACAGTACAGATTTAGGCAGCTTGCCTGCGTCAATTAAACCTGATAGCTGTGTTAATAAGCCAATATCAACCGCATGTTGGCTAAATTGCTGTCTAATAACAAATTTCGGTGGATGCTTTGCCCCTGTGTATCTATTGCACCAGTTTAATAGTGATAAAAAGCCTTCGTTAATATTGGCAACACATAAAGATGCTTGGCTGTGCTGTGCTGATGTTTCATTTTCTGCTTGGGTTGCTGTTTTGATTGTACTGTTTGCTTGCTTGTGCGTTCAGTAGCCTTGTTTGACTACCTAAAGTTGTTGCCGATATGCCGAATTTTTCTTGAATTTGTAAGCCAGTCATACGCTTACCTGACCTTTTTAGATAGCACAAAACAAGGTGCATTTTGCTATTTATCCTTTGGTTGTTAAAATCACGCTTTTTTGCTGATTTTTTCTTTGGCTGTTCGGAATTGTCAAGATTGATGACTTTGCCACCTTTTTTGATAAATTCAGCGATTTGTTGCTCTTGGGCGTCTAAATCTGTTCTTGAATAATTAAAATCATTGCTCACAGAATTAGAGTTTGGTATAATAAATTCGTTCATTTAACTTTCCTTAAGTTAATCCGAAAATGGATACCGCCCCTAGCGATAACTAGGGGTTTTTTTGTTGTTCTCTGACATATTCCCAATTAATATCAGGACGCAAGTCTTCCGCTTTTACCTTACCGCCTGTCGCTTGCTCAATAGCTAAGCATCTACCCCTTGGCGGATTGTTTTTATCTCATTTACTCAATGCCCAAGGCGTGATGCCAAGTGAGCGAGCCAAGGCTGATCAATTTCCTAAAATGATACGCCGTTATTCCAAAGGTCAAGCCAAGCCAAGAAACGACAAAATGAAACTGCTTACGCAATGTCTTGGTGTACCTATAACTTGGCTTGATTACGGCGAAGGTGAGATGACAAAAAATAATGATAAACTCACCCCTATCACTGAATGGGACGATAGCACCCCACTGGATGATGATGAAGCTGAGATCCCTTTTTATAAAGACATTGCCTTTGCTTGTGGGCATGGTGCAGTCAATGGTGATGCACCGCTTGAGGGTCGTAAGCTGCGCATGGGCAGACGCACCTTGAGCAATCTAGGTGTGATGCCCATCAATGCCTATGCTGTCACTGCGTGCGATGACAGTATGACGCCCTATGTACAAGATGGCGACACCATCTATATCGATAAAGGACGAAAAGAAGTCAAAGATGGGCGGATTTTTGCGATTCGCTTTGGGGAGCTGTGCTTATGTAAGCGTCTGTACCGACTGCCTGATGGTGGCGTGCGTATCGTCAGCGATAATGCCGCTGAATTTCCTGAGCAGGTCGCCACCAAGCAGCAGATCAGCGATGGTGAGTTTGAAGTGATTGGCTGGGTGTGGAGTGTCAGCCGTCTTGAGCGGTGGTAATGAATTTAAGATCACCAAACGCATATTGAAGAAAATTTAGGAGTAATAGCCGTGACAGCAGAAACCTTTCATTTAATACCAGCTATCACAGGTGCTGTGAGTGGCGCTGCATCAGTTGGTTTGCTAAATGGACCTTTGCAAACCTTGCAAGATATTTGGTTTGTGGTATATGGTCACAAGTGGCATTATAAAGTTGAAAGCATTAAGGCTCAACAAGCAATGAATATACAAGCCATGCAGAACAACATTCAGACCGGTATTGAAAAAATACCAGCAAATGCACTCAAAGACCCCAATGTGGCAATTATCGGCCCAGCGTTGGAAGCCAGCCGATTTCATATGAACGAAGAGAACATTCGCGAAATGTTTGCCAATTTGATTGTGTCAGCCATGGATGAGAGAAAAGATGGGCAGATGCATCATGCGTTTGTAGAGATTATCAAATCACTCAGCCCGTTAGATGCTAAAAATTTAAAATACTTAAACCAAGATAGTGCCAAGAATATATCGCCAATTGCGAATATTATCAGGCAAGAAAGTAACAGCTATCATATGCTTTATCAGCATGTATTTTTGGGCAATCCTGAAGTATCAGATCAGGATCTGATAGCGCCATCGATTGATAATCTATCACGCCTTAAATTAATCGATATAACATACAATGATTATTTGACAGATGATTCAGAATACGAGTCTTTTTATCATTCAGCACCCTATCAAGAAATGACTTCAGCGTTAGACAAGGAGCATGAGGCTCTAAACCTAGATATCTCCATACTTCAAAATCCCGACTTGAAAATTGAATTCGAAGGCAAGATTCTAAACAAAGATGAACGAACTGAACAAATAGAGCTGATAAACAAAGAATTAGAGTCCAAAATTGAGATATAAAAAGGCGTTATTAAACTTACTGCTTTTGGTAAAAATTTCCTAAGCGTCTGTTCGCCCACGACTTAGAGACTGCTTAATCTCATTTACAAAGCGCTTAGTAAAGGCTTTTTTTGTTCGTCCGTCATGGGGTTTGGGTCAATGATGAGAAAATCCTGCACCGATTTGTCTTTATCCGCCGCTTGCATGTAGGCAAGTAAGGCAAAGCCTTGTAAGTATTTTTTGGCGTTTTGGGTGGCTTTTTGGATGTTACGGCTAAAATGAACCGTACAAGCACAATGTTAATTGCCAGTGCCATGTTGTCATCCTTTAAGTAAAAAAACCCACCGCATTGGGTGGGTTTTGGTCGTGATTGGGTCG